TATGCAAATAGTTTATATTGTAAAATCATTTGGTCCCGAAAATGGCTATGTTAATCTAAAAGCGTTTGCTGAATTAAATGATGCTGAGAGTTATCAGGCGGTTATTCAAAAACAAATACCTGATGGCATCGAAGATGAATTTGTTGAAATTGAGGAGTTAATGGTTGATTATGGTTAATTTTGAACAATACAAAAAACCTGGTGTTGTGGCTTTATATCACCGAGTACCAATTGAATATCTTGCTGAATTCCGTAAAGTGATGGCTCATCAAGGTAAGTATTTTAAGTTGAGATATCGTGGTCCCCGTTTTAATGTGCCGTCTGCTCGTTTTCGTGGATGGAACAGTAAACAGTCCACTTGTTTGAAAGAAGATGCGATTGCTTTTTCAGTTTACAATTATTAAGGAATTATTATGATTAGAGAAAAACAGGAAGGCCCCATTGTTATTGATATAACGGGACCAGAAGGTAATGCTTTTGCTTTGATGGCCTATGCTCGTAGGTTTGCTCGCCAATTAGGTATCGATAGTAACAAAGTAATTGGTGAAATGATGAGTGGTGACTATGAAAATCTTATTAAAGTTTTTGATGGTTATTTTGGTGATTATGTTGTTTTGGAGAAATAAATGGGAACACGAAGTTTAACTTTTGTTTATGATGGTGAAAAACCAATTATAAACATGTATCGACAATTTGATGGATATACAGAAGGACACGGCCAAGAACTGGCAGAATTTCTGTTGTCTGGTGAAATGGTAAATGGATATTCCAGTAAAACTGAAAAACAATTCAATGGTATGGGTTGCTTGGCAGCTCAAATGATTGCAGAATTTAAAAATGGTGTTGGTGGGTTTTATATTCATGCTGTTACTGATACCGATTGCTGGCAAGATTATGAATACCATGTTTATGCAGATAAAGTGGTTATTAAAGACCCTAGCGAAGTGATTTTTTCCGGCACTTATGCCGAACTGAAGGATTTCTGTTGCGAAACTGCAACAGAGTAAGGCAAACATTGGCGATGCCTCTTGACAAATTCGCCATACTGTGTTATACTGATGTTTCTAAATTGATGAAGGAGTATTAAATTATGGCTCGTGGTAAATCTACTAAACTTAAACCGTTTCAAAAACTTTTGACTATCATGGTGTCTGGCAAGCCAGTTACCGTTGATGAGATTGATACCTTACTTGGTAAGGAAATCTACATGTATCGTCTAAGCACTTACATGTGGCACATCAAGACCAATGCTAATGGTGTTGTGAAGCCAATCAAAGATGGTCGTAAAGTTACAGCTTACCAGATTATGAATGTGGCTGAAGTGAAAGAATACATGAATCGTGTAGGTATCACTAAGGCAGGTTTCACACCTGGTCAAGTTGAGAAGAAACCATCTATCTCTAAACTTGCTGACCTTGGTGCAAAACCAAAAGCGAAAGCAAAACAAGTTACACAACCTAAAGTTGAAGAGCTTGTAGTTGAAGAAGTAACACCAGCTACAGTAGCAGCTTAATAGGTTTAATGATTAACGGGGGAGTTGCCCGCTCGAACCGAGTTATCGGTAGTAGGTCGCTCATTCTTAAACAACAATGACTATCGGGAAGATAGCAAGCGTGCCCCTTATCTTAAAGGTATATTATGACTGAATATAAAAACTTTAAACTTAGCCATATGGTCTGGCAAAAAAGATTGTTTGATGCTAAGAGTAAAGAAGATATTAAAGAATATGCCTACTTTTTAAAGAATAGTAAATGGCGTATAAATTGTCCATTCATTATTGAGTGGCCACATCTAACTGTAACCAATATGATTACGACAAAGTTAATTGATGCTTACATTGATAAGATGGTAAAAGATGCAAAATGAAATTGATGATAAAACAAAAGAGATTCTATTAATTGCTCAAGAAGAATGTGCAGAAGTAACACAAGCAATTAGTAAAGTGTTTAGGTTTGGCTTTAATGGTCAATACAATGATGTGACAAATAAAGCGATGCTTGAAGAAGAATTAGGTGATTTGGTTTGTATGATTGGTTTGTTACTTGACCAAGAAATCGTAAGTGAAGAAAATGTTCAAAATGCAGCCAAAGCAAAATTGAATAAACTTAAAAAGTGGTCTACTATTTTTAAGGAATAATTATGAAGTGGGTTCTGTTATTTTGGATTAATATGCCTTCCAATTATATTCTACATTCTGAATATAAAACTGAGCAAGATTGCCTCACTGCTCAAGAAAGGTATAGTAAAATATTCCAACAAACTAATTCCCGAACTAATGCTGTTTGCAAACCATATGATAAAAATATGAAAAACAGTAAATCAAATATTGTTTATACAAAGGTGACTGTAAGATGATTGAACTATTAAAACATTGGTATCGACAAATAATGTTAGAGTTAACCATGGAACCAAAAAGTCAAATTTTGGCTGGTGTAATCTTTTCATTATTGATATTATTTGCACTTGGTGCTCACGATTTTGCTATTCTGTGTGCCATGTATTATATTATGATTAAGGTAACAAAGTGAAAAAAGTAATTCGTGATGGTAATGTAGCGGTGTTGTTTTCACCAGGTTATGGTGCAGGTTGGTATACTTGGCACAACCAAGAAGAATTGATTTATCATCCAACTTTAATTGAGATGGTTGAACAAAATCGACAAAGTGAAATTACCGAAGAATTATGCAGAACTTTAGTAACCAATTTTGATGAGAATAATTATATCTATGTTGGTGGTGCTGAAGATTTGCGTATTGAGTGGATGCCAGTAGGCAGCCAGTTTAAAATTGATGAATATGATGGTGCAGAAAGCATCCTCTACAAAGAAAATGATTGGTGGTTAACAGCATGATGAGTTGGTTACGATATTCTGGTATTTCAATTATATTTCATTTAAATCCATTACATTGGAAAGTTTTGCCTTGGTTCAGAAAAGAAATCAATGAATGGGCTACAGAAAATGAAAGAACATATAGTTTAACATTTTTGTTTTTAACAATTAGAATTTGGATTGATAACGGAGAATGGTAATGAAGCACTTTGAACAATTAAGTAGAATTGAAGATTCTATTATTCGCCTTTCATCGTTAGAAAGTGTTCTTAGAACAATTGCTAGTGGTGTCAAAGAGACCAACCTAGAAGATGCAGAAGCGGCTCTTTGGTATGTTTCTGGTTCAATTGAAAGTATTCACAATGATTTACGAAGTGATTTTGATGAGCTTTGGGATATTGTCCGTGATGAACCAGAAGAAGTGACAAAAAAAGATAAACATAAAGGCGGTATGAAAAAGAAAAAGATGATGACTGATAGAGAATTACCATAATGAATATCTTTTATCTCGACCGCCATCCAAAAACATGTGCTGAAATGCACCTCGATAAACATGTGGTCAAAATGATTATTGAGTATGCTCAACTTATGTCAACGGCTCATCGTTACTGTGATGGTGTTGAATACTTTGATAAAACAGCAAACGGTCGTAAAATTAAAAGATGGCGATTGAGTGATGCTCGTGAATCACAACTAATGAAGGCCTCTCACATTAATCATCCATCCGCTATTTGGGTCAGACAATCAAAAGAAAACTATGTTTGGCTCTATCAAATGTGGGTGTGTCTCTTACAAGAATACACTTTTCGTTATGGCAAAATCCATGCGTGTGCTAGATTGCTTGATGTTCTTGCTGAGATGCCCCACGCCTTACAAGAGAAACCATTTACTGAACCTACACCCGCCATGCCTGATGAGTGTAAAATTGCTGGTAATTCTTTGGCGTCCTATCATAAATACTATAATGAGCGAAAGGCTCACTTTGCACGATGGACAAAAAGACCTGTTCCATCATGGTACGGCTCTTAAATCCTATAAATACATATGTTACATATGATTTTAGGAGATAAATATGATGTTACAACCAAAACAGAGAAACAATTCTACCAAAACAAGTAGGACATATAATAAGAGTTTAGACCCGAAAATGTCCTACTTGAGAAGCATATACACATACCAGAGATGTGATGCTAATCCAAGACACAGAAATATAGAATGGACACTAACATTCGAAGAATGGGTTGAGATTGTTCAACAAAAATGTTCGGTTTGTGGCTCTGACCCTGTTATGAAAGAGGGTAGGGTGCATAAGAAAACTGGCCAACAAGTTCCAATAAATGGTGTTGACCGTATTGATAATGCTAAAGGTTATGTGTTGGAGAATGTTCGATGTTCGTGTTCTAAATGTAATTATATGAAACATAATTTGGATGATAGTGAATTCATGGAACATATAAAAAGAATTTGGAGTTATAATTTTGCCAACCTATGAATTTTTAAATAGTGAAACAGGTGAAGAATTCGAAAGACTTATGAGCATTTCGGCTCGTGAAGATTATCTAAAAGAAAACCCCCACATTGTTCCAGTTATATCCGCACCAACCATCGTGTCTGGTGTTTCCACTTCCAATTCCAGACAAGGTAAAGTTCCTGATGGATTTAAAGAAGTCCTTTCTAAAGTAGCTGAAGCTCATCCTACAAGCACGGTTGCTGACCGCTATGGTAAGAAGTCAATTAAAGATGTAAAAACAAGACAGATTGTAAAGAAGCATGTTGATAAACTAACCAAATCGTGAAGTAAGTTTTCGTTATGTTAACCTCTGTATGTAAAGGAAATAACGATGATAGGAAAGAAAATTGTCCGAAAAAAATCAACTCTGCTGTATCGTCAGTTTTTATACGATATCAAACAAGCAGACCAGGAAATAAACGATTTCATTACACAGAAATATCAAAAACATGTTCAACCATTACAAACAGGAGTTTATAAAGGATTTTAGGAGTTAAATGAATTTTAATCATGTTAAATTAAGTGAATTAGATTTTGAATTAGAAGCAGTAACAACCGAAAATGGTAGATGGTACACAACACCAAAAGGTAATGTGTATCCATCTATCACAACGGTTTTATCATCATACAATAAAGGTGCTATTGAACAATGGCGCCAATCCGTTGGTGAAGATGTTGCCAACAAAATATCCAAAAAAGCAGCTGATAGAGGAACAAAACTTCATGCTGTTTGTGAGGATTACCTAAACAATAAACTGTCACCATTGAGGATGCAAACAATGATGCCAGATACCAAATCTTTATTTCTACAATTAAGACCTTTCATTGATGAAAATATTGGTGATGTTTATGCTATTGAGCAACCATTATATTCTGATAGGTTAAAAGTTGCTGGTCGTGTGGATTTAATTGCATATTGGAACGGTGCTTTATCCATTATCGATTACAAATCTTCCACAAAAGAAAAGAATGAGGATTGGATTCAAAATTACTTCTTACAATGTTCGGCATATGCTGAAATGTTTGGTGAAATTACAGGAAGAGAAATCTCTCAAATTGTGGTTGCCATAGCAGTTGAAGATGGAATGCCACAAATATTTACCAAGCAGAAAGTGAAATACTTACCTACTCTGAATGAGTTTGTAGGCAATTATCATACAAACCTCTTGACAGTATAACTAATTTGAGATATAATAGTTACTATGAAAATTTATACATCAAAATACAGAAATCATTGGGTCAGTCCTTATACGATACTTGAGAAGGTCTTATTTTGGAAAGATTGGGAGAATATCGACTATGATACACCATGGGTTGATAAATGCTCTAATATATTAAATCCATTTTGTGTAGCATGGCAAAAGATTTTAGATTTTATTCATCCACGAATTACATACATTAAGATTGACCGATGGGATACTTGGTCAATGGACCACACCCTAGCAGAAGTGATTCTTCCAATGTTGAAGCAATTACAAAAAGATAAGCACGGTGCACCTTTTGTTAATGATGAAGATGTGCCTGAAGAATTAAAGTCAACATCAGCACCACCAAAAGAAAAAGAGTGGGACACCGATGATAACCATTTCAAGCGTTGGGATTGGGTGATTGATGAAATGATTTGGGCATTTGAACAAAAAGTTATTGATGATGATGAGTCTAAATTTTTTGACAATTCAGCATATGAAGGTAACCATAGTAATTGGTTTAATGATATGTCAAAGGGTGAAAGTAAAACTAAAGTTGATTGGGATGGATTAAAAGCACATCAATCAAGGAAAACAAACGGTTACAGATTGTTTGGTAAATATTATGAAGCATTGTGGGATTAAGACCAAAAATTGACTAAATAAGTATTCCAACTACACACATAAAGTTGGAATACACACATAAACACACAGGAGAAATACATGTCTAACATGACACCATTCGAAATTCGTCTTGAGCTGCTGAAAATGGCACGAGATATGCTCAACGATGATTACTTTGGCAAACGAGAAGTAGTATCCAATCAATACGCTGTTGATTGCGAACAAGCCAAAATTAAAGGTGAAGAACCACCGAAACATCCAGGTTTTCCACCATACCCATCCGAACAAGAAATCATTACCAAGGCTGCGACCTTGAATGGCTTCGTATCTAATATAACAACAGAAACAAAGACTGTAAGCAAAAAGTCTACCTGATGGGCGAGTTGAGCGTCCTTGGTGGCGCTCATCTTTTAACAAAGAGGAGAAATAATGCGAGCTCGCATACTAATTAGTTTGGCATTAATTGCATCGATACTGAGTATAAGTGTCGGTATGACGCAACAAACGCAATACAATATGCCTTTAAAAACAACATATGAAAGTTTATCACCTTCAGCTAAAAAACAAGTTGAGTGTTTAGCAAAAAACATTTATTATGAAGCAGGTTATGAACCACAAGAAGGACAAATTGCAGTAGCATTTGTCACAATAAACCGAGTAAAATCTGGAAATTATCCTGGTGATATTTGTGGTGTAGTAAAACAAAAAACAGGCAACACATGCCAATTTTCTTGGTTCTGCCAGGTAAATGATGATGCATGGGGCTTGACAAAACATAATAGTGTAGTGTATAATAGTGTTAAAGAATTAGCTACATATGTTTATGCTAATTACGAGAGAATGACTGACCCATCAAAAGGAGCTTTGTTTTATCACGCTGATTATGTGAATCCGGGATGGCCAAACATGAAGAAAACAGCCGTTATTGGTCGTCATATTTTTTACATTAAAAAAGGAAACACAAACATATGATTAAGCAATTAGTCAACTTTAAATTAGATTCAACAATTGTAATATGTGCAACATTAGTGGTATTATCAGCAATTACAGGATTTGGTTATTATAGTGTAAATGACCGAAGACTGATGGCTGAAAATATTAATAACGCAATTGCAAAAGGCGTTGACCCATTATCTGTAAGGTGTTCTTATTCTAAGAGTGATGACATTATATGTGTAGCATACTCAACAACAGCACAAGCACACAATACAGGAATTCCAATTAAAAAGTAAATAGGAGTATTATATTATGGCAGTAAAACAATTGACAATTAACCAACTATCTGAGCCTGACCGTGAAAAGTTGTTTAAAGTGATTAAAGAGTGTTCAGATTCTATGACAAGAATGGACGCCGAGAAAGATTATGTCCGTGAAGCAATTGCTGACACATCTAAGAATATGCAACTGCCTAAAAAGTTGGTTGCTAAATTAGTTAAGGTTTATCATAAACAAAACTTTGATGAAGAAGTAGCAGTAGCTGAACAATTTGAAACTTTATATGAAACGGTGGTAAAATAATGAAATATACTTTTGTAATGGAAGAAACCAACTTGCAAGGTCAAATTAACGGAAATAAAGTCATTAGTGAATTTCAAGCAGATATGCTAAGTGACATTTTAGAAAAGTTCCAAGATTTCTTAAAAGGTTCTGGTTTTATTATTGATGGATACTTAGATGTTGTCAATGATAATTTTGATGAAGAAGAATGGCATACAGAAGAGTTTGAAACACCTGTAGGAGATTTCTCTCTGATTGTGGATTCTATGATGAATCCTCCAAAGTTTCGTGCAGCTGATTTGACTGGTAAAAATGCATAATGCCAACTAAAGATGAAATGTCAAAATTCGCCAAGGCGATAGATTCATTAGTTAGTAGCACAGACTATAATTATATTGAAGCAATTGTAGAATATTGTAAAATGACTGGATTGGAAATTGAAGTGGCGGCTACATTGATTAACGCCAACTTAAAAGCCAAAATCGAGAATGATGCGATGGACCACAATATGCTAAAAGAAAAAGGTTCCCGCTTACCAATATGAGTTTTGTTGTTGTCTCATAAGCTTAAAACAATAACATAATAACAAGGAGTAAAAACATGCCTAAAATTACTTTAGACATTAATTTAATCGCTAATGTAGCATTAGCAGTAGTTGTTGTTGAACTGGTTGGCAAAATTACAGGACTTTGGTAATATAGGAGTTTGGAGGTCTCCATAAAACCTCCACTTTATTTGAATTTTATAACATGATTAATATGACAAATCACAATAGAAATATAGCTATTATAGGCATACTACTTGCTTATAGTTTAATATCTACCACACTTTTCTTCAAATCTTATTTACAATATAGTCAAACTTTGGATTCTTTATCTTATGATATTGTTGATTTGAGAAAACAGTTGAAAAACTCCCAAGAAATTAACGAAGATGTAAAGAAACAAAGGCAAATTTTAGTTAATGCTATCAAAGCACAAGATGAAAAAATTGATAAACTACACGATGAAGTGAAATTACATTCAGAAGTGATTGACAGTATTAAAAAGAAAACTATTAAGAAAACGAGATGACAGGATACGAAGCATTTGGAATTTATCAAGCGCTAAAGTTACATTTCACCACAGATTCATACGATTTCTTTAAGTATAATGGCAAAACAAATGTGAGTGTAACTGCCTTTGAAAATAGAAAAGACAAATATCATTTTTACAAACTCTCCCGTAAATATACCAACAAAGAAGATTTAATCAATTTTATTGTTGCTAATTTGGTGGAAGATGAAACCGCTTGGGTTGGTAATCTACTGACCGAAGAGGCCGACAACAATTTTAGAAAAAGACAAAAAGTAATTCAATCACTCTCATACACATTCGAGAATGATTGTAAAGATTTATTTGATGATTGTAAAGAACCTAATGAGTTATTGTCAACTAATGGCGACTATCCAATCCTGCTCACAAAGACTTTACAGAAGGACATACAAATTGAAACCTTGTGTTTACTTAATCAAATATTAAATTTCTTGCCAATGTGGGATAAGAAAATAACCGACACCATTCGTTGGCCAGAATACAGGCGAAAGTTGCTGAAGTATGCCTCTTTTCTACCTAAGGATAGTGTAAAATATAAACTTATATTGAAAGGTCTAATTTCTGGACACTAAATATAGCTATATTATGCATTATGTGGATAAGTCGTTTTATACATTTAACATACAATTTTATACGAGGTAATACATATGAGTTCATTTGCAAATCTTAAACGCAATCGCAGTTCTTTGGACAAACTAACAAAAGCGATTGAATCAACAACTCAAACGGCAGAAGCCGGTTCACGAGAAGATACCCGATTTTGGCAACCTGAAGTAGATAAAGCTGGTAACGGTATGGCCGTTATTCGTTTTCTTCCTGCTCCTGCAGCTGATGGTGATGACGCCCTTCCATGGGTTCGCACATTCAGCCATGGTTTCCAAGGACCTGGTGGTTGGTTTATTGACAACTGCTTGACAACTCTCAATGAGAAATGTCCAGTGTGTGACCATAACAACACACTATGGAATTCTGGTATCGAAGCAAACAAAGATATCGCTCGCAAACAAAAGCGCCGTTTATCTTATGTTGCTAATATTATGGTTGTATCAGACCCAAGCAACTCTTCTAATGAAGGTCAAATCAAACTATTCAAGTTTGGTAAGAAAATCTTTGATAAGATTACAGAGGCGATGAATCCTGAATTCGCTGATGAAACACCTGTTAACCCATTTGATATGTGGGAAGGTGCTAACTTCAAATTGAAGATTCGTAATGTTGAAGGCTATCGTAACTATGATAAGTCTGAGTTTGCTGATAAATCAGCTCTCTTAGATGGTGATGATGATAAACTTGAAGCGCTTTGGAAACAAGAATACTCACTAAAAGAATTCACAGAGAAAAAACAATTCAAATCATACGAACAATTGAAAGGTCGCCTTGATAAAGTTCTAGGTTTTGAAGGTTCTGCTCCAGCTACTAAGGCTGAATCAGCTGTTGTGAATAAGTTTAATGATGATGATATCGCTACAATTGATAAAAAGATTGTAGAGCATGACGAAGATTTGGACTATTTCAAATCATTGGCAGAGCAAGAGTAATAAATCCCATGCAAGTGCAAACCCCGCTTCGGCGGGGTTTTTTATGCGGCTCTGGCCACTAAGGCAGAATTTGTTCCACTATTATCTCTGTTTTGAGCAACTGTGGTTCTATTGACGGTTGTGGTTGAATTATTGGTTGTTTGAGCATTAACAATAACCGGTGTTTGTGGTTTCTGTTGTTTTCTCTGCTCTGATGCTACAGCAGACGATGTAGCGGCCACTTGTGAACCTTCTGGTGCAGTAGTGTTACTTGCTACTTTGGTAATCGTTGGGTCATTTCTAAACTTCTCAAAGTATTGCATACGGTCTTCAAGACCATTAAAACCACCATTAACTGCTTTGGTTACACCTTTAGTATTCGCCCAATCGCCACCTGATAGTTTCTCAACTTTCTTAGCATTCTTTTTGAACCAGAATAAAGCAGAATCAGCTGCATATTTTGCTTCAGCTAATACTTCAGGCTTTTCAATTACATCTACACCAAAAGCTTGTTTGAATTGGTCATAATTAACACGACCGGTTGTCTGTAAGAAACCACGACCTTTAAATCTAGGACCATCACCAGGTTGTGTATTACCTAAATCTTTACGACCATTGTATTTTTCAAAGTAAGCTGGTTTACCAAGTTCTTCGGTGTATCTAAAACTACCAGATTCGTGTGCAGCCTGTGCCATAATTTGAGCACGAGCATCAGGATTGGTAATGCCTTCTTTATCCATAGCAGACAACATAGCACTCTTACCAGCTGCAAATCCAGGCGATGGTGCTTTTGTTGGTGCCTTTTCTTCTTTTTTCTTTTCTGTTGGAACAGGAGTTGGAGATGGTGCAGGCGCTGGCGCAGGAGTTGGTTCACCAACACCAATTGGTTCGCCTGTTCCACTTAGAACAGGAGTTCCTTCTTCTGAAGTAAGAACGGTTCCTTGTTGTGCTTGTTTTCTTTCTTCTTCGGCCTGTTTTTCTTTTCTCTTCTTTTCTATCTCAACAACTTTTGGTTCTTTTTTCTTAGCCTCTTCCTGTTCTATCTCAGGTTGTTCTACTTCAGGTGATATTTTCTTAGCTTTAACACCAACACCAAGATAGTCTTTTACCTTTGCAAATTTCTCTGTGAACCAATCACCAAAGCCAAAGAAGTCTGCAATAGACTGACCAATCTTTTCATATGCACCAAGCATCCAATCATAGAAGTCTGAAACCATTTGTTTGTCTATTAGACCAAATGTGAAGAAATCTACTATACCACCAGCAAAAGATTTAAATGTTTCCCAAATACTTCCCGTTTCTTTCCATGTTTCAAAAGCACCAGTGATTCCTTCCCATACTGCTGAGAATATTAATAATGGTAATGCTAATCGACTTAGTATTCTAGCAAAACCACCAACACTAAAAATCTTAGAGAAGCCTTTAATTAACTTACTGTTTAATAACTTTTTGCCAAGTTTGGTTTTACCCAACATTCTACTGATAAAACCACCACCCATTCCCACTTCTTCTTTTTCAGCAGGAGTTGGTGTTACTTCTTTCGCTGTTAATTTTTGTTTTTCTACACCTAGTTTGGTTTCTGCCTCACTAGATTTAAGGAACATAGCGTCAGCTTTATTGGTGGATTCACCACCTCTAAGCTTAACTAATTTGATTATGTTTTGACGAGCAACATTTAAGTCTCTCGCAATTGAAGGCAGACTTAAAAAGTTTTTGGCTATTATTTTAGCAAATACTGTTGCTTCAGTAATAGTATTACCGACTTTATCTTCTTGTTTTTCTGGTGTAGGAGATGTGTTAGCCATTTATTATGCTGCTAATAGTTTTGCAAATTCTGTATCATACACATCTGCAATTGGTGGAGTGGTTTCTTTGCCAATGTTGCCTGATGTATTATTGAATGTTTGAGCGTTGATGATACTACCAATATCAGCAGAAGATTCTAATCGTTGAGCTTCAGCGACCTCAGACGAAGAGGCGGCAATATCAGAACCTGACATTGGAGGTGCAGCTGCTTCAGATGATGGCGTTGAAGAACCAACTGAAGGAGTTCCTCCGCCTTCAGCACTAATTGTTCCAACTGGTGTTGCACCGCCACTTGAACCTTTTGGTCTTTTATCTTCTAATATCTTCTCTACTTGGTTTTTAAGAATAACATCAAGTCTCTCACTACCTGTTGAATCAGCAGATGGTCTCTTTGATGGGTCTGGTAAAGGAACACCAAGTATTTTAGATGCTTCAGTAACAACTAATTTTTGTGCTTCTTCGGCATCTTTTGGTAATTGTTTCTGTAACTCTGGAGACATCTCCTGCATATTTCGTTGAAGAGTCTTGGCTTCTTTTTCAATATCAATGCCAGTTTCTTCTTTAATAGCTGATGTATCAACTTCAGAAGTTTTTGATTGGTCTTGTTTTTTCTCTGGTGCAGGACCAGCTCTGTCCAATTTGATGCTTGGTTTATTTGATTTTTGTGGTGCATCACTCTTTGGATTATCTTTAAACGGATAGTAAGGACCAATTGAACCTAAACTATACTCTGGTTTTAAATCGAAGGCCTTAGATACAAGTTTAGGAATCTTAATTGTTCCCAATTCAATCTTTGGTATACCAATGTTATTAGCTACCCAATCTTTGATATCGGTAATTACATCTGAAATGGATTGTATGATTGGTTCCATGAAATTCATTACTGAATCATACATCTTGCGGATATTATCTTCACCAAATAATCCAAAGGTTAAGAAATCTACTATTCCGCCTAAGCCTGCAAAGATGGCTTCTTTAAGAGAACCTGTTTCTTTCCATCTTTCAAAACCAGCTGTAATTCCTTGGAATAATGATGCAAAGATTGTAGCAATTACAAATATTTTGCCAATAACTTTTAAAAGGTTTGCTGGATTAAATAAACTCTTTATTGCACCTAGTATTCCTTTATTGAAGAAACCTAAAATGGTGTCTAATAATCCACCACTCTCTTCTTCTTTTTCTTTGCCTTCAACCGTAACTGCTGTTGGTTTTAACCTACTTCTTTCCGATTCAAGTTTAGCTTCACGCTCATCTTCACGGAGAAAGAAAGCGTCTGCTTTATTTACAGCTTGTTGTCTATCATCGTTATTCTTTTTAGATTCAAGTTTAACAAGTTTAACAATGTTTTGACGGAAAACATTTACATCTCTTGCCATTAAATGTAATGACAGAGCACTCTTTGCAATAATTCTTAGATAAGTGTTGAGTTCAGAAAAGTCGCCACCAGCACCACTTTCAGGTGTTGGTTCAGTTCCTTCTGGTTCGTTAGCAGAAGTCTTTTTCTTGTTTAAACGGCCACGCATGTATGCTGAAAATAAATTATTTCCAGAAAATGCACCTCGGTATACTTTTTTGCCAATAGTTTTTAATTCTAAAGATTGTTCTAATTGGCGTTTCTTGTCTTCTATACCACCCTTAAAAGATTCTCCAAAACCAGCACCAGATTCTAAACGACTTAAAACTCCAGAACCAAAGTCACCACCACCTGCATCTCTGAGGCGTGTTTTTAGTTCTTTTGCATTTTTGTATCCTAGCTCTTTTGCTAGAACATCTGCTAATGGAGTTTTAGATGCCATTTGTTATCTCTGTTGTTTTTGTAACTTAATTCTTTCTTTTTCATCTTCTAAGTGTTTAATCAATAAACTCAAGTAAATGTTTCTTTCCCAAGGCAACATGTTTTCAAGCTCAGTCAAACTATACTTGTGATGTTGCACTAAAGCAAAGTTCGTCTGATAATAGTTGCCTAATGTGTCATAACGAACAATTAAACGAAAAAATTTTGAAGACCCTTAATTGTAATATCTTCTTCATATCCACATTTTGGACAATTGAAGTGGACATCCTTTTTCAATTCAGGCATCGTATCAAAGAATTGTTTAATCTTCTCTAAATCTTTTTGTTGAAGGTTGTCAATAAATTCTTCCAACTCTTCTTTGGTTGTATCTTTTGCATAGTAAACACTATCTTTATCATAAATGTAATCTACACAATCAACCAAAATCTTTGTCATAATTTCTTCTTCATTTAGATTCTCATATTTCTGAATCATTTCAAATGTTGGATATTTTAGGCAAAGACCAAGGTTTTCAGTAATCTGAATTTTATTGCTGTGGTCTGGATTTTTTGTTGGTTCAACTTCAAGTAAATTTAATTTAAATGATACTGAACCGGTACATTTCTTTTCTTCACCAGCTTCATCTTTGACATTGTTGTTACACTTATACTTTAAGTCCACAACTTCTTCAACTGACCTTGCTCTTAAATGCATAAACAAGTATTCTAAGTCAAAGGTTGGTAAACCATCAACATCAATCTCATCCAAAATACAATTTTTAAGAACCTGTCTGATAACATTAACTGTTTCTTTGGCATCATCTGATTCTGCGGCCATCAAAAACAATTTTTGTTCTTTGACCAGAAATGGGCGGAATCTGACAGTCTTACCTGTCGAAATCAGCTTCACCTCGTAGGTCGGAATATCTAACTTCGGTAACATAATAACCTCGCTCTAATAATTAAAAAGGTAGTCTCGTGATAGCATTACCAAGTGGCAATAACCGTGATGCAGCTGAACCAAACAAAGCAGTAGCAGCGGCTCCAAGGTCGTAATTTCCGTCATAGATTGTTCGGAATTTCTGATAACCGAATTGAACTGATAAACGGTGAAAACCATCTTCAGACCAATTCAATGATTGCGGTGCAACGCCAATTGGAAATGCATCTATTAATTCCACCGCATAAATCTGTTTGATGAACTCATCATATTGAATGATTTTAATGTTCGTCATATATCTTGAGGATTGTCCCTTAGGAAATCTCATATTATTTGTATCTGTTGGGTGAATAGCTTCCATCCAACGGTCAAACAATTTTCTTTCATAGAACTCATTGGTACATAAGAATGTCAATGTAGTATCTGAATATTGTGTTTGATATGGCACTTTAAATGTTGGGCCATAAATCTTTACATCAGCTGTTTGTAATGT